ATTTATTTATTACTAATAATTCAGATGATAAAGATGTTATTCTTCGTTCAGACGATGGTAGTGGTGGTGTTACTGCTTACTTAACTTTAGATGGTAGTGTTGGTTATATTACTGTTCAAAAGGCAATGCGATTTGAAGATGGAAAAACTTTACAAATTGGAGATAGCGCTGATTTAAGTTTATCTCATAACGGTACTGATAGCTCTATTGTAGAAAAAACTGGTGATTTAACTATAGAAAACACTGCTGATGATGGTGATATATTTTTTAAGTCTGATGATGGAAGTGGTGGAACAGCTGTTTATTTTTACTTAGATGGCGGTAATACAAATGTTAGATTTGAAAAAAATGTATTTTTATTAGATAATGTAAAGCTTTTAGTTGGCTCTGGCACTGATTTACAAATATATCATGACGGTAGCAATAGTTATATACAAGACGCTGGAACTGGTAGCTTATATACTCTTACTAACGCATATAGATTAACAAATGCTGCTGGTAACGAAAACATGATATGGGCAGAAGAGAACAGTTTTGTTAGATTATATCATAATAATTCTCTTAAATTAGAAACAAGTTCTGATGGTGTAGATATTACTGGTGGTTTAACATCTACAGGTACAGTAGAAGCTCCAACTTTGTTTGGTAACCACGCTGATGGAAACGGTTTAAGTTTAAAGCTAGGAAGAGCTGATAATTCTAATTATTGGCGCGTTAACCACGCAGGTAATGATTTTAGATTATATAATACTGCAAGTAGTGGTTCACATATTTTATTTGGTGTAGATGCTAGCGGTAATGTTCAAGCAAATAGAGTTGGTATAAACACTGCGACTCCTAACCACCCTCTTCACGTTAATGGAGCCGCTATGTTTGCAAGTCCAGTACATGTTGGTAGTGTAACTAACGCTGTTGTTTCTAGTTCTGGAGATTTATTTCTCAATAATTCTAAAATGGTTGTTACATCTGCAGGTAGAGTTGGTATAGGTATTACACCTTCTGTGTCTGTGTTTCAAATATCACATGACAGTAATCATACCTCAGGAAATATCTCTATATCAAACTCAGCGTTTGATATTTTTAATCCTCATACTAACGACACAGATGAAAAAGGTAGTATATTAACTTTTAGTGATAATTATTTTGATAGTGGTGGTGCGCAAAGAACTATACGAGCCGCTATAAAAGGTGGTACTGACACTACAGGTAATACAGGTGATGGTTTTCTTGCTTTTTATACTGACTCTTCAACGGCTGATTCAGCTACAGAAAGAGCTCGTATTAACAAAGATGGTAACTTTTCAGTTCACTCAACAGAACAATCTTATGCTACTGGCACTAGTTTTAGTGGTGTTGTTGATGGTTTAACTGGTGCTATAAATACATTAGGTGGTATAAGTGTAAAACGACACGGGTTTTTTGGTGGCTTTGTAATGTTTAAAGGTATGACACAAACTTCTAGAGGTATAGAGGTTAGACCTTCAACTACAGGCAACGGTACAGCTTTTTTCCCAGTAATGATTGGTAGAAATAACGATAACGGTAACGCTAACTATTTATTAGTAGGTGGTCCTGGTGGTAATGAGTGGGCTTTTGGTCTTTTTGATAGTAACCAAAGTGGTGGTACACCTGTAGATCAAAGCCACATGATTAGATTTAAAGCTGGCACAGCTTCTGATTCACAGCCTAGAATTTTTGTTGGTGATAGTGGTAGTAATACAACTAACACTTACATTGAAGTTGCTGGTCATAAAGTTGGTACTACAAAAGCTGTAGTGTTATTACATGGATCAGACGGTGTTGTTGGTAACTCTGGTAGTAACGGTAGCGACTCTCACACGTGGACAATAACACATGGTATGGGTAGTAGTAGAAACTATAAAGTTGAAATTATACAAAATAGCGGTAACTATGATACTGTACACGCTGATATAACTAGACCTTCAGATACAACTATAGTAGTAACTTTTGGTGCAGCTGTAGCTAATAGCGCTTACAAAGCACTAATATTAAAATGTGGATAATGATAATTAGAATAGAATATAATAAAAACACAAAAGAAATAACTTTAACAAAAGACGATGATATAATCGTTGAAATTAACGAATCTGAAACTGTTGATAATGATAATGAATTAAAAGTAGAATTAGCTATGGATGTTTCACCTTATCAAGAACTTTATAAATTAGACGATGGCGACGATAAATAGTACTCAAACAGGTAATTGGCATGATACTAGTACTTGGGCTGGTGGATCTATACCTGCAGCCGATGACTTGGTTGTTATAGCTCATGGCCATAGAGTTACAGTAAGTACTAATATACAATCAGCTAGAACTGGTAATGTTACTATTGATGGTAATTTACATTTTGCTAACGGTGGTAAAATGCATTTACATGGCCGTATGACAGTTAACAATACTAGCAATAATAACAGCACTGCTGGTGAGTTTGTAGAAGGTACTAGTAGCTCTGGTTCTTTATTGAGTATGGTTGGTGGTACAGAAATAAAAATATCAGGAGATAATGGCGCACAACACGGTATACAAGTAAATTCAAGAGCTTGGTGTGGTGTACAAATAGATGGTAGCGAGCCAACTTTAAAAACAGAATTAAACGGTAATCACGCGCAAAGATCTTTTGCTTTAACTGTAGACAGCGCTGCTAATTTCGCCGCTAAAGATATAATATCTATATATAGAAGAGAAGAAGATTATAGATTAAAAAATGATGAGTGTTTTTATGTTCATGATGTTGATACAGGTAATAATAAAATATATTTTAGACACTTTGTATCACCTCTTGCAACAGACACGGGTTATCCTAAAATACAGGGTGTTAGTGGTAATACTATTACGTTAAATGATTCAAGTGTGTTTAGAGTAGGTTATCAAATAATATTTGGTACTGGTAACAATAGAAACGTTAGATTAATAACAGCTATAAACAACGATACAAACGTAGTTACAGTAGGTGCTGATTTAGTTACTAGTACATCAGATGTTGATAATGATCCTAGTTTAATTGATGAAGATGTTTTTGTTACTGGTACAGAAAAATATCATTTAAACGACAGTCACGTTAGAAGAACAGCAAACGCTATAACAAATCTTGTAGGTGCTATTGATGATTTACCTGTATTCGCAACGCAAGCAGAAGCTGAAGCTTGGGGCGCTTCAAATAGTATATCAGGTTTTCACACGCACACTTATAACGGTAGAACTGTGTATATGGCTGGAACCACACACGCTGATATACAAGCTTCTGGATATTCAGGTGGACGTGGTGCTGGTATAAGAAATATAAAGGTAAATAATGCTGCTGACTTTTCTGTTGGTGATAAAATATTTATCGAGGCTTGTGGCGACGCTAGCTATAGGTACCCAAGCGGTAGCGAAACAAGCGTTTGGAGACACAATTTGCTTTATACTATATCAGCGATAAATGGTTTAACACTTACAGTTGATAGAGATATAATGTATGATGCTGAACCTCCCGGACTTATTGCAAAGATGACAAGAGATGTTGTTATAAAAGCTTGTCAAGCTGATGGTAGTGATGTTCCTCTTACAGACTCTAGTGTTGATCATCAAAATACTGCTAGAGTATTTTTTAATGTAAAATATTGGACTAGTCAAACAGCTGCTAGTGGAGCTCCAACAAGGAGAGTAAAAATAAAATACGTAGAGTTTGATGGTTTAGGTTTTAACACTGGTGATACTACAAACTTTAGAGCAGGCGTAACAATAGCTGGTTACAACGGTAGGCTTGACACTAAAATAACAGGATCTACAGCTGATAATACGACTATACACAGTAGTAATGGTTTTAGCCAAACAGGTGAAAATTATATTGATGGTTGTAGTTACACTGCTTATAACTTAGTTTCTAACCCTAGAAGAGACGGTGATAGTTATCCTAGTATACAAATAAGACATCCAATGGGTATGGTTGTTAGAAACTTACTTGTCATTGGTGCTGGTAGAGGTGTTTGGCATTGGAGCACACAATACGATGTGAAATCTCACGGGCATATATCTGCTGCTAATAATTATAGTTGTTGGTCTGCTGAAGCGGCTTACGGTAATTTTAACGAATTTTCTTATGGTTATTTACGTATGGCTGAAGATTACGGTATGATGGCTTATAACCATAGACATAGCACCACTAATTTAATAGCACACATAGACGCGCAATACATGAATAGTTATCCTTACTATTTTGCTTACGCAAGTGATTCTATAATAAGAAATTGTTTATTTAATAAATATAGATATATATATTGTGTTGATGGCCAGAACGCTAATCAAGTATTTTTAAATTCAAGGATAATGCCTAACGTTTGGGATGCTAGCGCTTTTATATACAACCCTGCAATAACATATATACCTTATTATGATAGAGATCAAATAAGACATTACTCTAGTACTTATGTTCAGTTTCATGTTGGTTCTACAGCTTCAGCTGGTAGATGTTCTTTTTTAGAACATGGTTTTAGAGAAGATGAGTCTGTTATGCTTTTTTCTAACTTAACAAGACTTGTAAGGCATGGCTCTAATAATGTAGTAGACTGGATAGCATCACCTTCTAATAGACCAACTGCTGAAGCTCGTATATTTGTACCAGCTAATACTGCTGTAAAACTTAGATCTGTAATTAAAATAAATGAAAGAGATTATGATGATCAGGCAAATTCAGTAGCTTCTACCGCTTGTCCTTTTCTTGTAGCTAGATCTAAACACATGTCAAGTTTAGCTGGTAGACACTCTGCTGGTGTAGTAACTGACAATAGTATTAGAACTACTAACACTACATTTACTTTACACGAGTCCGCTAGTCAAACTGGTTTGTTAAATAGTACTCAAGCTAGAGATAGTTTATATAATAGTTTTATAGAGCGTGTACAACATACTACAGCTGCTCAAGGTGCTTGGGAAACAAAAGAGATAACTGTAGCTGCGCAATACAGAAGTTACGAATTAATATATGGTTATAATGTATCAAACCACGATATAACACCGCTAGGTTTTAAAGCGTTACCTATACAGATAATATTTGAAAATGGAGTTGTAGACGAAGGTGTGTTTAGAACAGGTATGCCTTCTAAAAAAGGTTCAAGATCAAGTTTTGATAGTAATAAAAAAAGAATATCAGGAAGAATATAAATTATGGGAGTAAAATTTTTTAACAATTTAGAATTAGAACAAGCAAATCACGTACAGTTTAAAACAGCTGCAGGTGCTAATGCTGGTAAAATAGAACAAAGTGGTGATGACTTATTATTAACAAACGCTACTGGTGATATTTTACTTGGTAGTGGTTCTGCTGATGTTAATATCGGTGACGGTACAAACACTGTTGATATTAGGTTTGAGCAGAGTATGGCTATATTTGCTGACTCTAGTTCTACTAGAACTTTAACTTTAGGTGGTTTAAATACAAACGTAGTTGTAGAAAGCCCAACGTTAAACACACCGACTATAGCTAGCGCTGCTACCGTTGACACTACATTAACGTTTACTGGTGCAAATAGTTTTATAATGTTTGACTATGAACCTCCTAATGATAGCGGTATGTATACAAATCCAGTACCATTATTAAAAATAGATAGAAACGGTAACCCACAAACTATATTACAAAGAGAGAGTGAGATGGGTGCATTAACACTTGGTATAGATGATACTGTAGCTATATGCGCTGGTGATACTAGAACTAATGTAAGGGCTAATACAAATTTTGTAGCTGAACAAGTTATACTTGCAGCTGAAGGCGGTTTTTTTGCTTTTGGTTTTCCTAATAACGATACAACTTGGAGCAATAGAAATACTTTTAGATTTAGATCAGAAAGTACTACGGCTAGTGACAATGGTTTATATTTAGGTGACAGTAGTAACGGTACAAAGTTTATAGATATAAATAGAAATTTATCAGTTGTATCAGTAACTTCAACAGGTCATATAAAGGCTCAAGCAGGTGGTAATGTTTTTGTGTATGATGACGATGACGATACTAAAATACATGGTGCTTTAGAAAGTAATGCTACTGAAGGTGTTTTAAAAGTAAGCAATGGTAGTAATTTTGGGTTGATAGCAAGAGGTGTAACTAATAATCCAAGAATAGGTGCTTTTCATAACGGTACATTACGTATTTATGGTTTTACTAATTCAAATGGTTCTGATGGCGCAAGTGATCATAACTTAGCTACGTTTGATTTTGCTAACGATAGATTTGATATTAACGGTGGTCTTAGAGCTTTTGGTGGTACAGTAATATTAAGTAACTTACCAACATCAGATCCAAGTAATGCAGGGCAATTGTGGAACGATAGTGGTACATTAAAAATTTCAGCAGGTTAAAATTATGATAAGTAAACATATAAGCGATAAAGAAGGTGTGTATAGCAGAACTGCGCTACGCCTTGGTATTAAAAACAAACCAACAAAAAAACAGTTAAACAATATGGTAAAACTAGCAGAAGAAGTATTTGAACCACTTCGTGAATATGCTAATGGACCTATAAAAATTAATAGCTTTTTTAGATCACCAGAGCTAAACACAGCTATTAGTGGTAGTACTAAGTCACAGCATTGTCATGGTCAAGCTATTGATATTGATGACACATACGGTCACTTAACAAATGCTGAGATGTATAAGTTTATTAAAAAGCATTTAGACTTTGATCAAATGATATGGGAGTTTGGTGATGATGATAACCCAGACTGGGTACACGTTAGCTACGTATCACCACAAGAAAATAGAAACAGATGTTTAAAAGCATATAAACATCAAGGTAAAACAAAATATAAAGTAATATAAAAAAAGGGAGCATATAGCTCCCTTTATTATTTTAGAACTGAGCGTTCTTCTGATCTTGTACTTCGATCCTAACTTCTTGAGCTAAGTTCTTCACGTTCATCATAGCTTTTCTAACTCTAGTTCCTGCAGAGTTATTTCCCTCTACAAATTTATTTACATCGGTTTGACAGTCGTTAACTGCGTCTTGCAGTTCATCGAACAGTCTGTGTAGCTTATTAAAAGACATATTTAATTTAATTTTATTAGTATTTAAAACTTATAAGATATAGTAAAATTTAATTTACCTTCATATTCATCGTCACTATTTTTTTTCATTGAAACAGTGTAGTTAGGATCAATATATAAACCTTGCCAAATATTAAACGAGTAACCTACGCCTAAATCTAGTCTGTCTACATACTCACCTTCACCTTCAGTATCAAACGAACCGTAAGCCCAGCAGTTTTCAGCAAAAGTATATCTTGCCATAACTTCATAGTTATCTTCACCGTTCATTTGTAAACCTAACATAAGCATGTCATTAACGTCATAACCAACAGCTAAGTTATCAGTGAAGTTGTATTCATCTTCAACTTCTGTAACTGTAGTCATAACTGTCATCTGTGCTGATGCTACTATTGTAGCTACACTGAATAACATTGTTAAAAATAATTTGTTCATAATAATTGTTTTAGTTATAAGCTTGTTACTTCACAAGATCCACCAGCACAAGCTAATTCACCTGATAGATCTGTTTGGTCAGTTGCTTCTTGTACTTTTGTTATATCAACATCATGTAAAGATTTAACTAACTTATTAAACTCCGATTTTTTAATATCTTCAAACGGAGCTTGCGTGTATGTTCCACCATCATACGGTAATACAGATAAGCCATTATAGTATTCTCTGTTTTTCCAC